CTATGTCCCGCCACTCACCCGGTTGTAACGGCTCGTCATCATTGCGAACCCTTACGCCCCTAGCCTTGAATCCTGCCGGGAGGTTAGCAAGTGTACCCGCATCGATTAACTGTCGAAGGATACTCGTTGCCGCACGACCAAGACCACCAATCATGTGGATCAGACCAAAGCCATAAAAGCCCAGACCTGGCATAAACTTATAGTGTACGAAGTATTGTGTCTTTTTCGCTAACCCTGTGCCCTCTTCAAAGTTACGGCGGATACCAAGAATCTGTCCTGAACCCTCGTCAATCGTAACAATGTAAGGAAGTGCAATTCCTGTTGGCTCTCCGTTTGGACCCATGTCCTCAAAACCCTCAATGTCTAGATCGACATGCATTTCAAGAATCGTATAGATCTCATCAGTATATGTGCGAGACGTACCCTGAATTTCGTCTACCTTCTGACGAACCTCGCTTTCGTCCTCATCATACTTGCTTAACTCTACATCCCTGTAGAATCCTGCGATTTGCATCTTGCGAACTTCATTCGCATCCATGCGTAGAACATGCGTAACACGAGAAGCAGTCGCCAGATCCGATGCAGCATAAGGTACAACCAAATCCTGCGCCGGAATGAATGTAGATACAGCCCTTTGTTTCGCTTCGTCAAAATAAACTTTCTTAAATGTAGACCCAGACAACGGGAGATAGAACAACAACTGATCCATGTCTGGATCGAACTCTTCCATGACCTCCATGATCTGGTAGTTCATAAAATCTTTTACACGACTTGCCTGTTCTTCTCTAGCTACATCCTGCAAACCAATGACTTGTGTCTTAACAGGGCCACCAGAAGGGAGTAACTCTTTGTACGCCTGTGCTTGAAACTGTGTGACACTCTCTGCAATCAGCGGGTGCGTGACCCCAGAAGCCCCTTCAAACGGTTGAGAACGCTCTTCATACTTGACACCAAGCTGATCCAAACCTTTTGTATAAGTCTCTTCCCACTCAGAACGAGATTCCAAATCTTCTTCGTAAGATCCACGAAGATCCGACGAAAGTTCTCCAAGATACCCATCATCTAATAACTCCGCTAAGTTTGCGTTATGCGGAACCTCTGGTTCTTGTTCCGCGCCCATGATCGCTTCAGCCAAGGCTTGCACCATTGCGCCACCCTGACCGTCTGGTATGACCTCTGCCCCTCCATCAAAGGTTTCAGGCTGTGGTACGGACACATCTACCGATGCATCTGTCGGTAACATGTCTTCAGGTTTTATTCCTGTATCTACAATCGGTGGCAATGCCATTAGTAATACTCCCGTTTAGGACGGTACTCGTCGTGTTCATCGTTTTCTCCTTGCAGAGATATAAACCCGCCCTGCCGAAAACGCATTAGTGCTAACGTCATACTATCACAAAAGTCATCATGATCGCCATTAGGAAATGAAACTACTTCTTCGATCACTTCGTCAGCAAATTTTTTATCTATTGGTGCCCATACTACACCTGCTTCGAACAATGGTGCAACCATGTGCATTCTGGTTATTTTATCCTTACCTTTGCCAGGTGAGAAGCCAAGTGCCGGAATACCGCGTAGCCGCAACTCGTCAATGAGCGGTGTACCCGTCGCTTTCGCTTCGACCACAACCATGTCTGGCTCCCAGTATTCGTGTTCTTCATACGCCACCTCTTTAAGTTCAGGAAAATTCCACCGCCCTCGTCGTGCGTCCATCAAAATCAGGTGATCTGCCCCACCTTCGTCTGGTTCAAACACGCCCCATGTCGTAATCGCGCTGTAATCGGCGGATTCTTTCTTGGAAAATGCCGTATCGTAGGACTGTATGATGTATTTTACAGGGGGAATCTCTTCCTTTTCCCACGGTTGCCACCAATCCCGCTTGATAATCGCAGAATCTGAGCTTGTCGGCGTTTGTTGCCACTGTGCATTCCATTTTTGTACAGGCAACGACGCTTTGATGGACAACAATGCGTCTTTTTCCCAGAACTCAGGCCACAATGGTTCGTCTGACGGCATAATTGCAGGAAATTCTACGACTTCCCACTGATCCGCCATGATATCACTGCCTTGCGCAGCTAACAAACGGCCTGTTAAGTCCTTTTTTCCCCATCGAGTCATAACAATTATGATCGCACCACCCGGTTGGAGACGCTGACGGGGACCAGAAGTGTACCATTCATACGCATTGTCGAATGCGCTCTCGCTCAGAGCGTCCTGTTCCGAATGAGGGTCGTCAATGACGAACAAGTCCGCACCGCGACCAGTAACC